CTAGCGCACAGCGTACAGTTTACGAAGGAAGCTTATGAGATGGGCTTTGATATTCTGGTTACTCAATTCAAAGATCCATCGTTGCTAACTATTTTTAGATTTATTGGCAAGGACAAGCCCGATGGCATGGGTTATCAAGTAAAAGAATCCAATGGTTTGTATACTGTGACCGTAGCCCTTGGACCTCGCCGCGAAGGGAGCATGTAATGGCCGTCGTCGCCGCTTTTGTTGCTGAAGAGGTTTTTGCCAGCGTTGTCGCCGAAGAGGTTTTTGCCAGCGTTGTCGCCGAAGAGTTTTTTTCGGCTGCTGCCGCGCCTATTTTTGAAAGTGCTGTTGGCAGCTCCGCTATTGCCGAGGCAATTGTACCGGTTGCTGAGATTGCGACTGAGGTTGCCACTGCTACAGCAGCAGCTCCTGAGGCCGTGCTCACTGAGTTAAGCCAAGGCATGATGGGGCCGCCGGCTCCGATGAGTTTATCGGAAGCCGTCAACGCCGCCTCTGAGGGAATGCAGTTGGCGCCAGAATTTGATCCGCAAGAAATTGTGCCGGATTTGGCGCCACCAACCGAGGTGACGCCGCCACCTGATTTAACACCGCCTCCTGCTCCATCTCCGCTGGAAAATATGTTGCCGGAGACGCCTAGTAATTTGCCAGAGGCGCCTAATGGATTACCTGAGGCACCGCAGGCACCGGCTGCACCGGAGTTGCAGCAGAATTTGTTGCCTGGCGAAACAGGCGGTATTCCGACAAAGAGCCAATTAAAGCCTGGCCTCGCCTATTTGGCTGACGCCCTTGGTGCTCCGCCCGCGCTAGTCGATGCGCTGAACAACCCAGTTGTCAGCAACATGGTCACCAGCGCGATGAACTCTGGCCTGCGTGGCCGTTCATTGCAAGACACGATCGAGCGCGCCTTAATTTCTGGTGCCGGCGCCGGTGCTGGAATGTTAGCTACCGACGCTACATCCGACCTTGGTTCAGCGACATCAAAGGTTGCTGGACGCCTAGCTAATTACGCCACAACCTCTGTGTTGAGCGGCAAGACGCCTGATGTTGAGGGCTTCCTTGGACAAGCGGCGCTGCAGATAGGTATTAACACCATGGCAGGCGAGCTACCTGATTGGGCAAAGCCGGCTGCAAATATGGCTGGCAACTACCTTGCCTCGGAGTTGATGCCATCCAAAGCACCTACGGCGCCTGTGCACCTGACCGCGGGAACTCCGACAGGTCTTCCTACGGCTTCCACGGGCACGCTTGGAACCTCGACCGGCGGCGGCTTGCCTGTAAGCCTTGTGCAAAAAGCTTCACCAACCGACCAATATGCAGCATCGCAGTTTGGCCAAATACTTGGCGATGAAAGTGGATCGACCAATACGCCGATCCGATATGGGAATCAATTTGCGCGGCCGATGTTGGCGCCGGGCCTCTTAACGACTACGCAACCCCAAGACCAGCAGACGCCTTCGTTGTTCTCTGGATTAACGCCTGAGCAAGCAAGCCTTGTGTCAAGCAACATAACGGATCAAAATGTTGACCTAGATCCGTCTTTGAAGAACCTGTTGTTGGCCAGAGGCTATGCGGTTGGTGGACCGGTTGATTTTGTGCCCGGCCCCGAAGACAGGCTGTATGCGCGGCATTACAAACGCGGATTTGCGGTAAATGGTCCGGGCACCGGTCAGTCAGACGACATCCCAACCATGTTGGCAGATGGCGAATATGTGATTGATGCAGACACTGTAGCGCAGCTGGGTGATGGCTCTTCTAAAGCAGGCGCAAACATCTTGGATAAATTCCGTGAGGAAATCCGCAAGCATAAGCGTTCTGCACCGGTAGATAAAATCCCTCCTGCGGCTAAGAGTCCGTTGGAATACTTGAAGATGGCGAGGAAAAAACATGGCTGATCCAGCAACACCAGGCTTTTGGCAGGGAGCGGCGCTTCCTGATGTTAAAACAACAACACAGACGGCCACTACCGCCCCCGCTTGGTACAACAATTTCCTGAGCGGCCTATCCACTGCTGGTGGAGAGGCTGTTACTAAGGGTGGTGTTGCAGGCTTCTCAGACCTACAGAACCAAGTATTTGGCGCAGCTCCAACGGCCGTTACTGCGGGACAGGGTGCACTTGGCACGGCGGTGAACACCGCCACGAATGTGGCCAACACGCCAACGATTGACATGATCTCTCAGTACATGAATCCGTACACCCAACAGGTTGTCGGTGAAATCGGTCGTTTGGGTCAACAAAACTGGGAGAACAAGATTGCTCCCGGCGCCACCTCTGCAGCCGTAGGCTCTGGTCAATTTGGTTCTACCCGCGGCATGAATGTTTACGGAAATCTTGCTCGTGAAGCAAACCGCGATGTATTAGGGCAACAATCCACGGCATTGCAGGGCGGCTTTGACTCTGCTTTGAAGGCAGCGCAAGCACAGCAGATGTTGGAATTGCAAGCGGCGCAACAGTTGGGAACTTTATCGGGAACCCAATACACGCAGGGCACCGGCGGTCTAGATGTATTGAACAAGCTTGGCGCACAACAGCAAGCGCTTGAGCAAGCCAAGCTTAATTACCCGATGAGCGCATTGGGTCAGGTTTCTAGCCTGCTTAAGGGCTACACGGTGCCAACAACGGTCACGCAAAATTACACCGGTCCGATGCCCGGCGCCTACGCCAAGTCCCCAGCTGAATTGGCTGGCACGCTTACGACTGGCGCTCTTGGATTCCTCACGCCAGATAAATCTGGTGTGGCTCCATATAAGAGTGTTATTTCTGGCATTAAAGATATTTCTTCAATGCTTGGTGGCAGCAGCGGATTTCCTGCAATTGATGTGAGCAGCGGAGGTTATGGATCTCCTGTTGCTGGTACTGGTACGGGTGGCGGGCCAGGTCTTGGCCAAGTTATAGGCAACGATGGCAATATTTATAACGACCCAACTTATGGCACGGCTAACAATCAAACACCAAGCTACCCAGATATTTGGTCTACGCCACAAGACTTATTTGATCAAAACAACATCCAATTTGATCCAACCCTTTCTGATAACCCAGGTTAATAAAAATGCCATTTGATATTGGAACTTTTTTATCTGGTCTGGCTGGTGGAGCCACTGGTAAGTCATTAGGTACGGAATCTCCTGTAGCCAGTGGCTTGTCTACTGTGCCGGCAGAGCCTCCAGTATCAGAAGCGCCTGCGACATACGATGAAACACGCGCCGCCTATTTAAGAAAAGCAGCCAGCCTTGAAAGATTGCAAAACGACTTAATAAAGTCTCTCGAGTACAGAGCTCAAGGCAGCCCGTCAGACAAATTTTTTGCACTTGCTCGTGGCTTTGCGGCGCCCAATCCAACGGGTGAATTTGCCTCCGCGTTTGGTAACGCGATTGGATCGTATCAAGACCAGCAGGCAAAAGAGCGCGCTGCACAGCAACAGCTCGCACAAATTCGACTTGCTCTCGGACAGCAGCAGCTTGCACAGCAGAAAGAAATGGTTGAGCTCGCGCGTCAAGGACGCATTCAAGAGCTTGGCAAAAATCTGTACACGACTGCGACGCTTAAACAGCCTGAGCCTACTGGAACATTCTATGGCGGGGAATCTAAAGGTTTCCCAATCCGCGATGACGCAGGGAATATTATGCCTGGCGCGGATGTCATGCCCGGCAAAACCGTACAGCGGCTGAATCCAGAAGTGTTGCGACAAATGATGTCCGTTGATCCAAAAGGAACAATGGAATATCTGCAAGCGCAAAAGACTGTGCAAGAGATCACTGCACCGAAGACACAAAAGCTTGGCGCCGAAGAGACCATCTTCGAGCAAAACGAAGACGGCACATGGAAGGCAATCATGTCTGGCCAAGGCAAGGTTGGCATTGAAGAGAAGATTGCTATGCGGCAGCTCGGACTTGACCCAACAAACTTGGGTAGTCTGACCGCTGAACAGGCGTCGAAGCTACAAAATCAAATTCGCGTTAACAAGGCTGGAATTGATACAGACATCAATGAGGCAATGACGCTGCTTGGAATACCGCTATCGCGCATCAATGATTTGACGCCAATAGAGCGCGGTCAGGTGGAAGCAAAGATACTAGCCAAGAAGACTGCTGCTGCGCCTAAGACTACGGTCAATGTCGGCGCAGAAAACGAATTCGGTAAGGTGTTTGCTAAGAACCAAGCCGAAGCGTTAAGCGCAGAGCTGGGTGCGGCAAAAGAAGCCGATAAACTTATTCGCTCTGCATCTGAAATGCGAGATCTTCTGGCGGGCGGAAATGTTATTACTGGACCGCTCGCGGGTGTTGCTCTGCAGGCCAATCGTTTTGTTGGAGACCCTGCTAAGGTTCGCGACACGCAGCTGTATCTCAATCAAATGTCTGCAGCCACTCTTGCTGCAATCAAAAGCTCTGGACTTGGTACAGGCCAAGGGTTTACTGATAAAGATCGCAAGTTCTTGGAAGAGGCTGTTGCGGGACAAATTACATGGGATGCTAAGACCCTGCAAAAGCTTGCTGATCTAAACGAATCGGTTGCGCGCAGCTCTATCAGTCGTTGGAATAATATCTACAAGAAAATCCCAACCAAAGTCTTGGAAGGCTTGCCAATGGTTAGCCAAATAGAGCAGCCTGCGTTTAACATTCCTAGAGATGCAGCGCGCGGTAATGCTTTTGTGTTAAGCACACACCCTGCTCTTGCTGATATGCAAAAAGCTTCTTTGCCACCAGATGCTATTTACTTGCGTATGGTAAATGGTCAGCTCAAAGCGTTTAAAAAGGGCGCAGAATAAATGTCAAAAGACACAGAGATTGACATCAGGACGCTTAAACCTGTCACCACCACGGAATCGGGTGGCGATCAGGAAGTGCAGCTACCAGCGCCACCGGCGGGCAAGCCTAAAACATTGGGTCGCGCTTTTGGTTTGACCGCTCGAGATTTGCTGGAGGCATCATTGAATCCGGTGTCATATGTGCCGGGCGCCGTTCTCGACCTACCATTCGGCGCATATAACTTAGCTCAAATGGGCAAAGAATTTGTTGGCGCCGGCAAACCAGACTATGTGCGCCTGCCGTTTACGAGCGGACCGCAAGCCGGTACTACAGTCGCTAATGTGCTTGGTTTGCCCAAGGCCGAAGATAAGACCGAGCGATTGCTTTCGGGTGTTACGCAGGGCGGGTTGGGCTTAATGTCTCCTGCCGCTCTAGCATCGCTACCCGGCAAAGCTTCCGGAGTAGCGCAAAATATTCTGCGTGAGATGGTGGGCGTGGCTCCAACGGTTAGCGCTAGTCGTGCGCCATTGACCGTGATGAAAGAGACGCTGACCTCACCTCGCGCCGCAAATGTCACCGGCGGAGGCGCTGCCGGCCTTACAAGTTCATATTTAAACGAAGAGGGCGTTAACCCTTACGCTGGGATGCTTGCGTCGATGGGCGTGGGGATGGTGCCAGGTCTTGCCACGCCGCGCATAAACCCCACCGGATCGTTTTCTGAATTAAACCGCGCTGCAAGCGAGCTCAATATTCGCCCTCCAACCGCGGCCATGGTTGACCCACTGTCAAGGCTTGGCCTGATGGAAGGCAAGTTTATGCGTCAGGTTGGCGGCGGCGGCATCGGTGAGGCCCGCGGCGACATTACTGAAGCCTTGCGTCAGCGTCTGGTGCCGATTGCCTCGTCTTCTGAAAGCCCAGCTGCTGTTGCAGGTGCGGCGATTACCTCGGGCATTAAAGATGTTTACATGCCAAGTTTTAGACTTGCATCCAAGTTGGCGTGGAATAACTTTGATAGTTTTATACCTAGCAACACACCTGTGCCAATCAACAACACTCAAACGGCGTTGTATGAGCTCACTCAAAAAGTGCCATCGGTGCCCGCGTTGTCAAAGGTGCTGGCCAACCCCAAGGTCTCTGAGATTGCTAGTGCAATTGATCAAGCAGCTGCCACAAACTCCTCGTTGTCATTTGATGCACTAAAACAATTGCGCTCGTCAATTGGCGAACAGCTGGACAATCCATCTCTAGTTAGCGACATACCCTACAGCGATTTAAAGCGTCTGTATGGAGCGCTATCGCGTGACATGGAGGTTGTGGCCAAAGCTCAAGGCAAAGACGCCACAAGGGCTTGGAGAGAAGCAAACGATATAACCAATCAAGGCCACCAAAAAATTGAGAATTTCCTTGACCCGTTGATTTCCAAGGGTGCGACCCCAGAGACGGTATTTAACCTTGCAATTTCTGGTGGCAAGGATGGTGGCACCAGAATTCAGAAAGTGATGGAATCAATCGGACCGGATAACCGGTTAATTGTGGCCAGTAATTTCTTGCGCAAGATGTCGCTGAATTTGAACGGCGATGACCTCGATGCATTGCGCTTTGCAAAGATGTACAACCAACTAGATCCAGCTGCGCGCAAAGCGCTGTTGGGCGCTGATGCGATCGGTGCAGAAAATTCGCGACAGCTGCAGCAAATTGCAAAGCTCGGTTCTTCATTGGCTGAAGCGGGTAGACGGGCTCCGCCGCCGACCGGCATTAACAATATGCTTGGCGCCATTCTGTACGGTCTGGGCGCAACGACCGGAACGGCGATTGGTCAAATGTTTGAATCACCGCTATTAGGCACGATTGCCGGAACGGCCATCACGCCTGTGGGCACCGGCATTGTTTCTAATCGGATTGTGGCGCCGTCAAGTGTGAGACGCGCCTTTACTGAAAATGCAGCGCCCAGAGCCGGCATGATTCCGTACCAAGCTCAGAGCGCTTCTGAACGAACCAAGATCCAAGAGTAGTAGTGTGTCTCCTCCCCTTGAGCCCCGTTGATTCGGGGCTTTTTTTTATGCGTTGCCGGCCTTGCCAAATAACAGGTGGATTTTGTTCTCCATCTCAGAAATGGCTTTGTTGAGGCCATGTGAGTACGCGACTGTGTAGATGTGGCTAATGAACGCGGCGTCGGTTCTGCTGCCGTTATCGTAGTCATCCAAGTGCGCGAGGATGAAGTCCATATTCAACTTGTTATCTGCAATTACCTTTTCCCAGATTAAGTCTCTCCCAGCAGCGGTTTCAGTGCTTTTGCGGCGTCTTGGAACTCTCCGTCCTTCAGTAGATTTATGCATTCTTTGATTGCCTCATTTCTAGCGATTGCTTCGATTTTTCTGGACAACTCCATTACATCCACATTCTCAGCATACACGCCATTGGGCGAGTTGCTCTCGCAGTAAAAGAAAGTTTGCAGTATTAAATCTTCGCTCATTTTCATATGTGTCCATTCTTGGTTTGCCAGAACCCAAGTAAATGTTGAAACATATTCCATCCTTTAATCAATTCGTCCGCTCTCCATTCGTGGACTACGACAAGTCCTGCCGTTGACCGAGACACAAACACATTTGCACACCGAGCCAGCGGCATGTCCAGACCGATACGATAAGCGGCAATCTGCATCAGGTGCTCGTCATACGCCTGCACCTTTTCAGGATCATCAAATTCTTTTGTTTTGATGTCCACGACAACATTGTCTGCGTGCAGATCCACCTTGCCACCAAAGCCGAGCTTGTGAGCAAACGATTTTTCAGAAACCCACTCCTGCATGCCAAAGTGCTTCGTAAGCTCCGCCTCCACCGCCTTGACCTGTTGCTCGTGCCCCTTGATTCCCTCGCCGCGGTAAAACTGCTCGATGGATGCGTGGATGTCGGTGCCGGCGTCTGCTGCGTTTTTGCCCTGCTCTTTGCTGTCCGTGATGATCCGGTCGAGGTAGTCTTCTTCCGCCTCGCCATCGCGGCGTGGTAGCGTCAGAGCGGCATATAAGACCTGTCGCTGCAGCCACTGTGTCAGCGCTGGCTTGGCGGCCACATTTAAAATCGTTGTGACCGACGGCACCAGATTCTCTTTGCGGGCATCACGAAGCGTGGTGTTGCGCTCCTTGCCGTTGGCTCCGATGATTGTGTAGCGAGGCACCCCCTCTCGGGTGTACCAGTGCCCCGCCTCCGCAGCATATTGTTTGACAATTAGGCTCATGTGCGCCTCAGAACGGAATGTCGTCTTCGAGGCCATCCATGGCCGATACCTGTGGCTTTGGCGAATGCTGCCACTCTGGTGCCGATTGAATTTTTGCCTTTAGCTTGTTGCTGAAGGTTTCAAACAGCTCCATGTCGGGGTTACGCAGCGAGAACATCTTTAGCTCGTTGATGCCCTCTGGCAATCCCATTTTCTTTATGGGAAGCGGCACCGGCATGATGCCCTCGATGTTGGTGTAGTCCTTGCCATCGCGGCCAGCCTTGCGCACCACATTGATCATGCACCACACGCCAAGTAGATTCTTTAATTCAAACCCCTTGCGCTCTTGCTCGGTAAATTCACGGCCACGCCACGACTGAAGATCTTTGCGCAGATTTGATTTTTCGTGCAAAGACATTGTGTAGTTTTTTGAGATGGACATGGGGTCACCCTTTGTCGATAGCAGTGGGTTGCCATGCTCATCATCGCCGTGCACCTCAAACTGAATCATCACCTTCCACAGGTGCTTTACTTCGCCTTGGTGCTCGGTTCTTTGTGTGCCCAAATCTATGATGCGGTAACACCGCGCAAGGTGTGTGCCCGAGGGCACGGGTACAAAGCTGCTGCTGCTACCAGTTGATTCGCTGACTATGATGCTCATTCTTCTCTCCTTGTTTAGACATCCCACATTCGCTGCGGATGATGATCCAGTCTGTAGGGGTTGCGTTTCCTGCCTCGGCACGATCTAACGCCTCGGACAGTTCCTGCATGCGTTCTAGCATTGCTTGGTGGTACTCGTCTTCGTTCATTGCGCTACCTTTCGCTGTGAGTTAAAATTTAACGCCGAGTTACGATAACACCGTTCACAAGAAATTACAATACCGTTTGCATTTTGTTTTGGATGGTGTAACATTAACTTAAACAACAACAGGGGATGATATGGACTTAGGGCAATACTTTAAGACGCAACCACGAGGCATGAAGGTAGAGATGGCGTTAGAGGTTGGGATCAGCAAGACATGGCTGTCCCTACTGATTAGCAAGCGAAGAAAGCCCAGCCCAACGCTGGCCATAGCGATTGAAAAAGCGACTAAGGGAAAAGTACGCCGAGAGGTGTTACGACCCGATTTATTCAGGAGATAAGATGATTTGGTACAAGTTCCATATCGGCGATTACATGACCCACACCATCCACCTCGATGATGCGGAAGATCTGGCCTATCGCCGGCTGCTCGATTTGTATTATTTGTCTGAAAAACCACTGTCTTTGGACATCGCGGTGGTTGCAAAAAAGGTGCGGCTCGATGCCGATATTGTAGAGCCAATCCTGAAAGAGTTTTTTGAGTTGACCGAGGAAGGCTACCGTAATTTTAGAGCTGACGCGGAGATTGAAAAGTACAACGCAAAGTGTGAGTTCAACCGTTCGGTAGCCGGTAGGCGTTCTGCAAAGAAAGCGTCCGGTGAACCAAACGCTAACCTAACAGAAACAGAAACAGAAACAGATAAAACCATATCGTCGGCGCGATTCGATGAATTTTGGACTTTGTGGCCAAGCTCGAAACGCAAGGTCGGTAAGGCTGCCTGCGAAACGAAGTGGAAGCGCCACAAGCTCGATGCCATCGCGGATCGGATCTTGGCGCATGTCGCGGAGTTGAAGGGCTCTGAGCAGTGGCTGTCCGGATTCGAGCCTGCACCGATGACCTACCTCAACCAAAAACGCTGGGAAGATGCTGCAACACAGCAAACGGTTGGTCGGAGGGCAATATGAATTACGCGGCTTTTGGCGCATTTTGGGGGTGGGTTGATGGGTTGCCATTAACTTTCCAAATAAATCGCACTAAGGGCGGTTCTGGTGGCTTGGCGGGGCATGTATGAGCGGCATCGAGACCCTGCTTGGTCGTTTACAAAAAGTCCGCGGCAAAAACGGGTCGTGGGTTGCTTGCTGTCCGGCGCATGAAGACAAGAGTCCTAGCCTGTCGATTCGTGATTCTGGCGGCAAGATCCTATTGCACTGCTTTGGTGGATGCGATGTGCACACGATCTTGGGCGCCGTCGGCATGGAAATTAGCGAGCTTTTCCCGCCAGATGAAGTGATTCGCAACTATGACGAGCAAAAGCCTGCGATCAAACCAAGGTTGTATGCGACCGACTTACTCAGGATTATTCAGTTTGAATCGCTAGTCGTGTCCGTCGCGGCTTACGATTTGTCTCAAGGCAAGCGATTATCAGAGCAAGACAGAGCGCGCCTGATGCAGGCGCATCAGCGAATTACAGAGGCCACGGAGTTTATAAATGCTTAGTCAAATTGAAGCTAAGGCGCAGGAGCTCGATGAGCTGCGCAAGGTGCGGTTGCTCAAGCCGCAGGCCGTAGACTTTACCCAATACTTAAAGAGCACTGACCACGCCACCAAAGTGCGCGAGGCCACCGCATGGACGCATGAGATCCGCGAGGAGCTCGAGAATCCGGTTCGTGAGCAGGTATGCACGATGCCGTGGCACAAAACACATGAGGGATTCCAATTCCGTCAGGGCGAGGTGACCGTCTACGCTGGATCTAACGGCGGCGGCAAGTCAATGATTACCGGTCAGATTGCTTTAGACCTAATCCGTCAGGGGCAAAAGTGCTGCGTGATGTCATTTGAGATGAAGCCTAAGCGCTCGATCTACCGCGCGCTGCGTCAGTTTGCTGGTGAGAATATTGATTCGGTAATGATGGGTGGTCGAATTGAAATGATGAACAGCATCATCCGCCGATTCGATGCATTCGCTGGCGATAATCTTTGGTACTACGATCAACAGGGTACGGTGACATCTAAACAAGTTATCGCTGTGTCGCGTTACTGCGCCATGGAGCTTGGCATACAGCATGTATTTATTGATAGCTTGATGAAGTGTGTGCCGGCAGAGGACGACTACAACGCGCAGAAATATTTTGTTGATGAGCTCACGGCGCTGGCTCGTGATCACAACATACACATTCACCTTGTGCACCACATTCGCAAGCTGGCGAGCGAGGAGTTGCAGCCTGGCAAAAACGACATCAAGGGTAGTGGCTCAATCGCCGACCAAGTGGACAATGTGCTGATGGTCTGGCGCAATAAAAAGAAAGAGCACGAAGCACAAACGAAGGGTTACTCAGATTCGCTCACGCCCGATGCGATGTTGATGTGTGAAAAACAGCGTAATGGTGAATCAGAGGATTGGTACAAGCTTTGGTATCACAAAAACAGTCAGCAGTTTTTAGAAAGCTCTGACAGTGTGCCAATGCAATTTGATCATGGCGGAAAGTTTTGATTGAAGGCCAAGGCGAAGACGAACATCGTCATCGTTGTCTCGTTCGCGAAATCATCCGAATGCGTATGCAAGATCGTGCAAAGGCGCACCGATGGCTCAACGGTGGTACTGACAACGCTGGCAAGTATCACAAGGGCTGGAATGAACTGCATCCCCGATCAATTCTGGAGCGAGATGTTCGGGATCAGTGGTCTAAAGGAAACCGTGGGGAAATTGGAGAATGGAAATGATTGAACTAACATTGCCGTGGCCACCAACAGTAAATAGTTATTGGAGGAACTTCAATGGCCGAATGATTATCAGCAAACAAGGGCGCGATTACAGAAAGGCTGTTGCTGATCAAGCGTTGATACAGCGTGCTAACAAGCACCTTGATCACGCGGTGAGGGTTGAGATTCGGGCATATCGGCCAGACCGTCGGCGTCGTGATTTAGACAATCTGCTCAAGGCTACGCTAGATGCAATGACGCATGCAGGCGTTATAGAAGATGATGCATTGATTGAGGATTTACGGATTTACTGGGCAGAAGAAATTGGTGGCATGTTAAAAGTGAAAATTATGGAGATGACAGCGTGAATATTGATCCAAACAAAGCGGTTGATTACATCATTGCGAACGCAGGTAAATTTGCCAAAGCGAAATCTGAGCGCGTATATCTAGAAGAGTACAGAAAGAGTTTAAAAGCGATTCTTATGAAGCGCAGTCTAGAGGACACAATCGGCGCGCAGGAGCGCGAGGCGTATGCTCACCCTGAATACAAGCAGCTACTCGAAGGGCTGCGTGATGCGGTAGAGCAAGAGGAAAAGCTGCGTTGGGATTTAATTGCGGCGCAGGCGCGAGTCGAAGTGTGGCGTACCCAACAGGCTAACAATCGAGCGGAAGGTAAGGTGACCGTATGATCGAGACCGCCATCAACTTTTTATTTTTGTTTTTTGCGGCAAGCGGCATATTGGCTTGGCTGCTGGTTGGTTTGTTGTTGGCCTATTACATTGTGTGCATGCCGCCAAAATGACAACACTAAAAGAGAAGAAACATATGTCCGCGGTGGCCGAGCTTGGGTGCGCTGTGTGCCGTCGTATGGGGTATCCAGGCACGCCCGCGGAGCTCCATCACAAGCGCGAGGGCGTAGGCGCTGCTCGGCGCGCTAGTCACTATGAGGTCATCCCGCTGTGCCCAGAGCACCACCGCGGCAACACCGGTGTGCACGGTCTGGGCACCAAGGGGTTTGCCAAGCACTGGGGGTTTACCGAGGCCGACTTGCTAGAGGATGTCCGGAAAAACTTGATCTAGATCAAGAAATCAGAAAATACTTGCACAAGCCTGTTTGTTTAATTTAAAGTTACACCTGTAGCACATCACAACCACAGCGAAAGGGCAGCGACATGAACAACGACCTAAACACAAACTCCATCGACACACTCGGCGCATTGCTCGCCCAGATTGCCGACCTGCAAGCGCAAGCTGATGCAATTAAAGACAGCATCAAAGACAGCGCGTCAGCAGGCGGTAGCAAAGTTGTTGACGGCGCGATCTTCCGCGCGACTTATGTTGAATCAAATCGCTCAACAGTTGACTACAAAAAATTGATTGCCGACATCGGTGTTACTGCAGAGCAAGTTGCTCAGTACACAAAAGTGACGGCGGTTTTCTCAGTCAAAGTTACTAGCAAATAAGGGGAACAACATGAAATACGCAAACAAATACGGCTACAGCGATGTCAACCCATTCGAGGTTGTTCGCGTGATCAGCGAGAAGACTTTAGAAGTGCGTGAGATGGATGCCGAGCGTGACGACAGCGTTAAGCTGGAGTTTCATGTTGGGGGATTTAGCGCTCATTGCAGCAACCAGCGTGATCAGAAATGGCACATCAAGAGCAACGAATCCAATCGCGTCGTTCGCATCCGGCTTGGCAAAAACGGTTGGAAAGATGCGCATGGTCAACGCTACGATTTGAACGACACCGCAGTTAAATTTTACGACTACAACTTTTAACAACCAAAGGGGGAGCTAAGGCTCCCCATTACAGGAGATAAAAATGTCTGTTGAATCGACAATCAAGTGCAACGACGATAGCCGAGTTTTTGTTGATGCGTGGGATGACGGTAGCGTGTGGATGAATGTATCAGTCCATGGCGCTAACACTCGAGTCATTATGAGTGCCGCGCAAACTCAAAAATTGATTTACGCGCTGAACAGAATCGTGCAAAAAGATTTGTTAGAAACGGAGGCGGTATGAATCTAGATTTATTATCTGTGTATCTGCACAATCCTGATTGAGGACACAATGAATAAGACAGCGATTATGCAAGCGGTGCAGCGACTGGAATTACTTTTAACAGATCCATTCTTACCATTGCCTTTTGAGCAAGAAATAAAAGATATTGTAAGGGTGTTGCGCTCGGCATCAGGCAAAGGGAAGGGCGCTTGGTTCTCTCACTTACCCAAACATCAAGTGCACAGCGATACTAGTCGTGAAGCGGCGGAGCATGTGGCGCCACGATTTGGTCGCATCACGCAAATCGTTTATCAACAGTTTATTGCTGCGGGTCATGCTGGTTTGACTGACGAGGAGGGTGCAATCAAGCTTGGCATGACCGGAAACTCGTACAGACCCTGTAGGGTTGATCTGATGGATCGAGGTCTGGTGCATGACTCAGGCCGCCGCAGGAAAACAATTGCAGGACGGAATGCCGTGGTGTGGACTGTTACTGATTGGAGCGACCATGTTTTTGAATAACTTAATCTCGTACTTTTTTTCATACGACGGATCGTATCCGGAGTTTATCCAGCTCAACAACATACGACCAGATGATCCGCGTCGGTACGACGAGCGTCGCAAAAAGTGTATCGAGTACCTGCGCGATCGCAACTTGTACTTGCTTGATGGCGTGTTTGTGCCGTCAAAAGCTGCGAACACAGATGTAACAATTATTTTTAACCGTGAGCGCGTCAAAATTGGCGAGCCGCTTATTCAGGTGGTGGCAAAATGAGACTTGTTCTAGTCGCGTTAATTTCGTTTCTGAGCGCTTGCTCGACGATGCAAGGGGGTAGCATCAAAGAGGCTGCTGTAACGCCACCAGCGACATCTGATGCCGTCTCAAACCTGTTAGTGGAGAAAGAAGTCCAGCCGCTGACTAGAGCCGAGGTGATTGCAGGTATTGGAGAGTGTGAGGCAGCAAAGCTGCGTCCGGTTTTGTTGCTGACAAAGCGAAAGGTAAATGGCCAAATTATTCCAGCAGTTGTGGAGGTGACATGCCAGCCGCAGCCATTGAAATGATGATTTACACGGGCATCTTTATGGCGGTGTCCGGTTTTGGTTTATTTATGATTGCCTACAAACGAGACGAGGACGAGACATCCACTTGGGAGGATGTTTGCGCAATGATCACGATGTGTGGCCTAGTGAATATCGCGGTCGGAATAATTTTGTGGATAGTGAAATGATTAAAAAAACTGATTGGTATCCGTCGTCAACATTGCCGTCGCGGCGTGGTTGGTACGATGTCCGTTGGCCTAGTGGCAACATCCGCCGGCGTTATTGGAATGGTCGGGAATGGGTGCAGCATCCGCGGGGAATGGTGTCTGTATTTAATTTATTTAATAAAAACAACCGCGGCGCTTGGAGAGGATTGGCTCAACCATATTGGAAGGGTTGAGCGTGATTGCACACTTTTGGAAAAAAAGGAAACACATGAGCATTGAGGAAGAGAAGCAAGTGTCCTACACGGGTAACGGAACTGCTGGCAGAGAGAACATGACACTACCCACTGGGTTTTTATTTCAGATGCCAAAGGCAGAAAAGCAAGAGCCTGTGGCGCAACCAAAGCGCGAATGGGTTGGACTGACGGATGATGAGTATCAGGCGATTTTGAAAGAACACGACGGCGCTGGTTTGCTTGCGTTTTACAATTTAATTGAAGCCAAGCTGCGGGAGAAAAACACATGAGCGACATAGAGGTGATGATTGCTTATATGCAATTGAAAATCCGTCAGCGTGATTGGCACGGTGTAGCAGATGCCGCAAATGATATTCGCGTAATGGAAGCGCAATTGAGCAGCGAGCCTACATTGACGGTCGTTCCGAAGGAGAATAAAAGATGAAAAAATGTCTTGCTATTTTTTTGCTGGTATCTTCTAGCGCACACGCTGGATTTTTGAGTGGCAACAAGCTGCTGGAGTACATGAATGCGGAGCCCGAATGGCGCATGTTTGCTATGGGTTATGTGGCTGGGGTGCACGACGCTGGAGACAAGGCGGTATTTTGCTCGCCAGACAGCATCAAAGTTGGGCAGACTAGAGACATTGTTAAGGTTTACCTCGAAACGCACCCAGCCGAGCGCCATGAGCTTGCGGACACATTGATCCTGCGAGTGCTGAAACAACACTATCCGTGCAAGAGGGGGACATCATCATGAAAGACGAAACACCGGTGGATGCGCTGTATCCGATGTGGACATTTTTTATGGAAGTGTTTCTATTTGGCTTGGTTATAGGGTTTTTTGCCGGCTGGTGCTTCAATGGCTAAAGCCTTGCAGATAGGGGACTGCATGTACCCAATGTGGTTGTACAAATACATCTCGGTGCTAGACCTGCCGCCGGAGTGGCTGGAAAGCCCACGGAGGATTAGGCAGCTGGGGGAGAAGGAGCGGCGGGAAGACCAGAAAATCTGTGCGTGGTGCAAGGTGCCAAAGACGCAGGAAGAGTACCGCCCAAAATCTGATGGGGTGATTGCGTCGTGGTGCAGGGAATGCATGGAAGCGAATAACAAACGAAAGAAGAAAAAGGTTAAAATATGAGCGACTACGCTGAGACTGTCAGGCGCCTAAGATTGCTAGAGAAGCAATGCTCTGAGGCAATCAATGCACGCAAGTGGAAGGTAGCGCACGATTTGGCTGGGCAGATGGTGGATGAGAGCATGAGCTTACGCATCAGCTGTGCATTCGAGTCGTGGAACCAAACGGACACCGAACGCTCACCGGACGATGTAGTAATAGGAGAGCGTTTGGTTTAGGGAATGGGGAAAGCGGATGCTGAGTAGTTCCAAAAGCTACAGATCAATCAGACGCAGCGAGTACCCAGTAGCACAAAATACGCTACAATTCCCGCGTCACATTAACGGGAATACGGATCATGCCGGAAACCAAGCCGCCCAAAAAAACGGGCAGACCATCTAAGTACACGCCAGAGCTGGCAGCTGAAATATGCGAAAGACTCAGTAACGGAGAGCCCCTGCGCCAAATATGCAGGGATGAGCATATGCCGGCATGGACTGCTGTGTATGCGTGGAGTGCGAAAGACGCTGTGCTTTCCGAACGCATCGCGCGAGCAAGGGAAATGGGCTTTGACGCCATAGCGGAAGAGGCATTGATCATTGCTGACAATCCTAAGTTTGGCATGAAGGAGACGATCGGCAAGGACGGCTCGGTCATTACCCGCGAGGACATGCTTGGCCACAGGAAACTGCAGATCGAGACGCGGCTGAAGCTGCTGGCTAAGTGGGACCCGAAGCGCTACGGCGACAAGCTGTCGCTGTCCGGCGACAAGGAGAACCCAATCCACATCGAGGCCAAAGTTCAGGCTGAACAATACTTCGACGAGCTGCTGGTCAACCTCGAGCTGACCAAGGCGGTCGGTGACTGATCTCAGTGTATTAGCAGACCCGCAGGTACGGGCGCAATTTGAGGCGCTCGACCCGCTATATCGACTAGCGTGGGCGTGGCGCGCTAAATGGCTCAAGAAGGCACACAAGCACCAGATCTTGCCTACAGGCGACTGGTGGTCAATCTGGTTGCTTTTGGCGGGTCGTGGTGCGGGCAAGACCAGAACGGCCGCGGAGCAGATCGGGTGGTGGGCATGGCGACAGCCGAGCACCCGCTGGCTGGTAGGTGCGCCGACGAGCTCGGATGTGAGATCGACTTGCTTTGAGGGCGACTCTGGCCTGCTGTCGGTGATCCCAGCGCCGCTAATCGAGGATTACAACAAGGCCTTGCACGAGCTCAAGCTGATCAATGGCTCGCTGATTAAAGGCATACCGGCCTCAGAGCCCGAGCGCTTTCGCGGTCCGCAGTTCCACGGCGCGTGGCTGGATGAGCTGGCTGCGTGGGATTATTTGCAGGAAGCGTGGGATCAGGTGCAGTTTGGCGTGCGACTGGGCAAGAAGACGCACATTATCTGCACAACGACGCCGAGGCCGAAGGATTTGATTGTCGAGCTGATTGGCCGCGAGGGCGATGATGTCACGGTCACGACCGCATCAACTTACGCGAACCTCGATAACTTGTCGGAGAATTTCCGTAAGCAGATCTTGAGCTACGAGGGTACGAAATTAGGTCGGCAGGAGATCTACGCAGAGATCATTGACCCCGAGGATGGGGGGATTGTCAAACGCGATCATTTCAAGCTGTGGCCTTCAGGAAAGGCCTTGCCTAAGTTCGAGTTCATTCTGCAAAGCTATGACTGCGCGGCCACCGACAAGAACCACAGCGACCCCACGGCGTGCATTACATGGGGCGTGTTCAAGCCGACAGACAACCCGATGTCGGTGATGATGATTGATGCGTGGCAAGAGAAGCTGCAGTACCCAGACCTGCGGCCAAAGGTGATCGAGGAATACAAGACCAGTTACGGTGAGGGCAAGGAGGGCAAGCGCGTTGACTTGATCCTCGTGGAGGACAAGAGCGCCGGCATCTCGTTGATCCAAGACCTGCAGCGTGCGCATCTGCCTGTGCGCGCGTACAACCCTGGCCGAGCCGACAAGACGCAGCGCCTGAACATTGTGTCCAACATCATCGCAGCCGGTCGCGTGTGGGTGCCAGAGTCTGGTGTAAAGAAGGGCTTTGTGCGTGACTGGGCTGAGGGCGCGATTAGTCAGATCTGTTCATTCCCCGAGTCAACGCATGATGATTTTGTCGATGCGACGACACAGGCTTTGCGATACTTGCGTGATGCTGGTTGGCTCGACATTGACCCCGAGCGTGCGTATGATGACGACGATGATGATGAGTACACTCGCAAGAAGCGGGTGAATCCTTACGCCGTTTAGGAGGCGCTGCCTTGCCTAAAGAAATCAAAAAAATACTTAAAGGTGCGGTCAAAGATTATGTTGACCCGCCCACGAAGCATTTAAATGATTGGCAATGGCGACAGCTTCAGTCCGTGCAACGCGATGTGCCGGTGACCGAGGTACCTGACTACATTCAAAAAGGCTTTGGCGAGTTCATGTCCGAGCAGGCCAAGCGAGCTGCAGCCGGCGACCTCACTGCACGAGACCTATTGAAGGCGTACCTAATCACGCAGTCAAGCATTGGCCGTCAAGGGCTGTCTTACAACACAGCGACTAAAGCAGGCCTCAAGGTTCCCAAGACTGACGAATTAGTTAGACCAGAGGGCGCGTTTGCTACTTGGTTGGGATCAAAGTCTGGCCAGAAGTACCTTGACGCTGCCATGAAGGGCGAGCTTGACAAGCAGGCTTTGGCTGAAATCCAAGCGAAGTTTGCGCCGTTTGGGAAGCAAAATGCTTTAGGGCAGTCAATGGAGTATGCGGCCAATGTCGCGCCCAAGATGGCTGCCGACCTGAACAAGGCGATCACCGGAACGGCGGATGAGTACCGTGATTATGCGGAGCAGCTCAAGGGCATCGCTGGATCTAAGTCTGGCTTCATCGGTTCGATGCTTGGCCGCGGCGACCTGCCGACATTTGACGCACGACAGATATACCTGCACACAGCTGGCGAGCCGCTGCCTACAGCGACTCCATCGAGCGTGCTTAACCGTGGCAAGGGCTTTGGTGGCCGCGAGGCTGTAGACCGTCTAGCAGCGCGTCAGGCGGCCATGGGATTGGCCATCGACCCGTCGCTCGATCCGTTCTATCAGCATCTGACGCACCACACTATTTGGGACAAAATCGGCAACGACCAGACAACACATCAGGATCTAATCGAGGCCATGAAAAACTACAAAGCCGGCGGTCCTGTTCACATGAAGGATGGCAGCTCGATATTCGACCAGCCATCGACCGAAGAGTTGAAGCAGGCAAGCAAGGCCGCTTATGGCAAGCAGCGCATGTTTGGAATGACTAGGCCAGAGCAGGCGGCAGAACCGCAGGATCTTGCAACTTTGTCGTCTTATAACCCTACGCTGCGTCAGTCAATTGCTAAGGGAATAAAGTCTGGCTTGCAGTATCTCGGTGCGCCGAGCAGCCAAGCTCGGAATGTGTCTCACTTGTTAACGGAGCCCGCGGCAAATCCAACCGGCTTTGTTTCGCCGCTTGATTTTGTTCCGGTCTTGGGTACGGCGGTCGGACTGCAAGAGGGGCTGCAGAATGCTAAGGAGTCGATGGAGCAGGGCGACAAGGTTGGTGCGTTGATTGATTTAGCGGTTGGGGTGGCGCCTGGTTCGTTCTCTACGATTGCTGCTGCACCCGCGACGGGTCGGGCATTGAAGCGTGGCGTGCAGGCTGGTGAACGATATGCAGAGCGCACGCTGCCTGAGATCATGGAACGCGGCGGTCCGCTTGCCGATGCGCTGTCAGGACTTACAAAGGGCTCACGCAGCCAGATATTCATCGGACCGTCGGCCGCTACATGGGATGCTGCCGCGGCTAAGAAGGCCTACGGCATGGAGCGCGCGGGCAAGACGCCGCTCGAGATCTGGAAAGAGACCGGCACATTTAAGGCGGCCGATGGTAACTGGCGCCAAGAGATTTCTGATGTGGGCTCACGGTTTAATGAGCCGAAGGACATCAAGGAAAAGGCTGCTGCTAAAAAGCAGCAAGAACTTTTAAACAGAGAGCGTATCTACGAGAGCAGTCTGCACCCAGACCTTTTCCCGACGCGCTTGGCAGAGGCGCAGAAAGAGCTGCGTAACCAGAATAAACAGCTGAGGTTCGAGCGCCAGCGTCCGCTTGGGTTGGAGGCAAACCCAGAAACGCAAGGCAATCTAGCAAGGATTGCGTTAGAGCACCCAGCGCTGTACGAGGCTTATCCGACGCTTGCAAACATTCCGGTGTATCAGGTGAACAAACCGCTGCCCGGCGGCGCTAGTGCCAATATGGTTGTCACCCGAGGCGCTCGAGAGTCGGCCACAGGGAATTACTTGCCCGAGGTGAAGAACATCAGTTTGTCTCGAGTGCGTAGACCTAGCCAAGCGCGGAATTACCGTAGTGACACGCTGCACGAGCTGCAACACGCAGTGCAAACGATTGAGGATTGGGCGCCAGGCGGCTCCGTCAACCCCAATAACCCAGCGGCCATAGAGATATATGAGCGCTTGAAAAACGCGCAACCAGCCGGTTCAGAGCGCCTTACAGATGAAAGGTTAAGGCAAATGGCTGCAAGGGAGGCCTACGAGCGCATGGCTGGCGAAGCAGAGTCTCGCGCAACCGAAGCGCGTAAAGACCTTACCGCAGCAGAGCGTCGCGAGATCTTGCCGACTGTTACTTATGCAACAGATGTGCCGCTCGAGAGACAGATTGTGCAGCAGCCATTCCGTTTTGAAGCACCGGCAACCAGTACACCAGCGCTTGATGCCATGCGCATGAAAGAGTGGGACGGCAAGGTTGAGGGCATGAAGGAGGGTGGCAAGAAGATTGTTAAGTCTGTTGTTTCATCGGCGATTCAATTGCCGCAGTCACAATCACGCGGGTTGTCGGCCACTGAAAAACAGGCCTTGAGGTCTATGGGGCTTGGCGTGCCTGGCGTTGACTTCAGCGATGTGATGGACCCAGCTCAAAAGATGCGGTTCTCAGAGTTGCTTGGCAACATTGGCGCCGAGGGCAAATATCTCAACATCACGCAATCTGATCGCAGCCGAGTGTTTGGTCCGAACAAAGGCGGCGTAGGATTTTCCGGTTTGCAGCTGACCAGTGTTCCGCATAAAGAGGCGGGTTCTGTATGGGGGCTTGGCAAAGAGGCTCATGCAACCCGCATGATTAACGCCAACACGCCGGACACTGTTTGGACGACATTCATTGGGTCACCAACGCAGCACATGAGTAACCCAGTAACCGTGCAGCGTATGCTCGAGGCGCATCGAAAGGCTGGTGCATCGCCTGAGCTCGAGGCCAAAATGAATGAGCGCTTGCGTGCCGCGGTCAACCCAAAAACGGGCAAACCAATATTCGATCCAAGCATTGATGTGGCAGACCCTAAGGTAATGGATGCCCTAGACACATTCGATCGCAGGAAAGCGTTTGCAGAGGTTCTGAGCGGCAAAGGCGTTGGCGGTCCTAAAAAAGGCGGTTCTGTCATTGACGCGGCCAGCATTATTCAGGAAGAAACTGATCCTTTATTGTTTGGCGCACCAACCTATGCGGTCGGTCCGAGGGTATTTGAGCTGAACAACACAAAGTTTTATCGCCCAGATTTAAACGAGGCGTTCCCTTGGCAGGTTGGCGGAACAGATTATGGTTTGCATGCTGAACCTGTGCCGCTTGAGTTGGCTGCACCAACGATTGTTAACAGACTCGCTACGCGAATTGACAAGCGTGGCCGACTGATGCCGGTTACGCACAAGGATCTAACCGCTAACACTCCGCGTGAGTTAATTAGCCATGAATACTTGATGAACCTATCGAACGAAGGTTACAAGCATGGCGGCGAAGTGCACATGGCCGATGGTGGCATTACCTCTGATGACCTAATCGTTGAAGAAAAGGCGCTCTGATGGCCGGCTTAAAGAACGAAGCAAGGAGTCTGATACGCAAGGCGTTAGAGCCGGCGACATCTGCACGGCCATTCTATTCGCCAATTGACCAAGCGATTGCCGAGATCACGCAGGGCAAGGGCACCGGCCAGCAAATGCTTGCGGAGATTTTGAAGACAAAGGGCGCAGCTAAAGAGCTGAAGGATCGTCCTGCAATCAAGAAGGCGTTAGAGCAGCCGAAGGTGACCAAGCAAGAGCTGGAGCGTGTGGCTGCAGAGCACCCAGCGCCGCAGGTTGAAGAGAATGTGTTAAGCGGGCAGTTTTTCGATGAGAGACACCCCAAGTTGCCTACTGATGGCAGATTAGAGCTTGTAGAAAATCCAGAAACATTTGGCTTTGAAAAATATCCATATGGCGTAGTTGATAAACAAACAGGCGACATCATTGCTTATGGCAACGATAAAGAGGATGCGATCTTAGACGCCTACTCTGGTAATCCCAAGTACTGGGGTGGCGGTACACAATATGCGCAATACACAATACCGCATGGCGAGAACTATCGTGAGGTATTGCTCAAGATCCCAAAAGGTGAAGGCGACGATTTCAAAACCCAACATTTTGGGGGCGAACCCAACATCCTTGCCCACGCTCGCGTGTCAGATCGCACTGGCCTAAACGGTGAGAAGATCCTGCATGTGGAAGAGGTGCAGTCCGACTGGCATCAGGCTGGCCGCAAGAAGGGGTATCGGAGTGGAGACTCAGAAAAGGCTTACTCAGATTATCTTGAAGACCTCAAGGCTCGCGTCAAAGAGGATATTAAAAAAACAATGATGCAAGAGGGCGTTGCCGAAGAAAAGGCTTTGTTTCTTGGTGAGCGCATGGCGGAACGGATGTCTCAAGATCCGCGCAAATTAGCTAATTATCTTGATGAAGGCGACAGGCAAATGGCCTTGCATCAACAGCGAATAAAAGATCGCAGCGCCATCCCCGACGCTCCCTTCAAGCAGAACTGGCACGAGCTGGTGATGAAGCGCCTGCTCGATGATGCTGCACGCAATGGCTACGACAAGGTGGTGATCACGCCCGGAGCGGAGCAGGCGAAGCGGTATGACCTGAGCAAGCAGGTTGAAGAACTGAATTACAAAAGAAATGCTGATGGCACATATCAACTCTCAGCACAAGCTGGTGGTCGTGGAAACATGATTGGCGAAGCTCTTAGTGAGTCAGAGCTTGAGCAGCATGTTGGAAAAGATGTTACTCAAAAAATCATTAACAATGAAGGATTTAATAGAAACTTTGGCGGTAATGGTTCGGTGTCTCAACCTGAAAATATTTGGAAGGGTTTATCTGGTCTTGATTTACAAGTCGGCGGCGAGGGCATGCGTGGCTTCTATGACCAGATCCTGCCTTCATATTTAAACAATTACGGCAAGCCATATGGAGCCAAAGTCGGCACATATCAGATGCCCGATGTTGAGACGCCGCTTCACTCGTTCGACATCACCCCGCAGATGCGCGAGGACATCATTGGCAAAGGACTGCCGCTCTATCAGGTAGCTCCTGTAGGGATTGGTGCAGGCGCTGCGATGCAGGAAGCGGAGCCGACCGAGTACGCCGGTGGTGGGATCATCAAGAAGGCTGGGAAATTCATCGGCAACGCAGCACAAAGCTCTGGTATGGCGCGTCCTGTGACCGCGACAAAAAACCTGTTAACCACGCAAGACTTTCACACCTCTCTGGATGATCGTATCCGCCAAGGCGTGGCTGAAAAGCAGAATCTAATCGAGTCAATGCCGTTCAAGTACGACAAGGGTCAGCGCGTGTTCACGGAAGACAGCGCACGCAAGAACAGATTGCCCTACGAAATTCTGGATCGCACGCTGTACGGCAACCAGCCTATGCGAGCCGATCATCC